CGACTTCCGCCACTCGTTCGGCACCGAACTCTTCCGCCGAACCGGCAACCTCCCGCTCGTCGCGGAAATGCTCGACCACAGCTCGCTCCAGATGACCAAACGCTACGCGCTCGGCGCCGTCTCCGATGTCCTGAAGGCCGGCATGCGGCGCTTCCAACAGGGCGCCGGCCGCGGCCGCCAGCGGTAACCCTTTCGCCGGGTTACCACCCCGGCCCGTTCCGGCGCGTGGCGGCTCGCGGCGGCCCCTCCGGAGCGGGTCGACTGACGACAGAAGATGGGATATTGCTCAAGAAAACGGCTGTTTTCTGCGTGGTGCGCCCGGCAGGGCTCGAACCTGCGACCCCCGGCTTAGAAGGCTGTCGGCGATCATCGAAACGCTAGAGATATCGCGGTCTGGTAACTCGACGGTAACGGCGTCGCTGATTCCGGAGATGACTTTCGCCTTGAATCCGAGTGATGTTGCCAGCACTCGTCCGGGTCCGATCCCATAGCCATTATCTCAAGGATCGGTCATCAGGTGCCCGGACACGTCGACTCGCGACCGGCCGGCGAGGACGTCGAGCCACCCGCGGTCGTGCCATCGCGGGAAGAGCGCGGGCGTGCGCAGAAGACCGCTATGCCCGATGCCACGCTCGCGCACCGACCGAATGCCCGGGACGTCGAAGGTCCGCCGCAGCGACACGCGCCCATCGAACACTGCCCCAGCAAAGCCCAACAGATCCCACCGTGCGTCGACGATGTGTAGACACGTCCCGATGTTCCGGAGCGCGGCCGGCGCGAGGCGTTCGATCGCCTTCCGGACCGGCGTGCCGACCAGGATGAGGCTGTCGATGGTGAGTCCCTGCGCGGCGGCGAGCAGCGCGACCTGGCCGAAATGACTGTGCCCGATGATGCGCCGCTCGAGGAGTGGCTCGCCGTAGGAGCAGTAGGAAATGAGCGCTTCGGCGCCGGCTTCCCAATCGTTGCCGCGCCCGAGGATGGGTACGCCATCGAGATCCCCAGACCAGACGAACGGTCGTTCTGGCCGCGCGTGCTCGAAGCCGTGGGATCGCAGGTACGCGCTGAACGCGCTGTCGGCCCGCCACCACTCCTGCCGCGGTGCCGCCGGCGTCCACGACCAGGTGCCCATCCCGGCGATCCAGGGGATCACGGGACCATCCGCACCGGCGTGCGAAAGAACACATGCGCGCCGATCTGCCGCGTGAACGCCAGGCGCGCCACCCACGCCGGCCGACGCGTGCTCTTGTAGAGTGCGGCCGTCACGTAGTGATCGGCGCCGAGGGTCTGATCGAGGATCACCCCGGACACGATGCCGGCGGCGAGGTAACCCGTCTCGTCCACCAGGGCATCCATGACGGGCTGCCCGGTCACGAGGCGGTACGCGATGCCCAGCAGGACCGCTCGATTCGGGTCGCTCGCGTTCCAGCAGGAGAACTGGAGGCGCTGCAGACACGAGGCCTTGAGGGTGTCGCCCCATCGCCTCGGCGTGCGCGTCCGGTTGCGAATCACGCATCCGACCGCAATGCGCTCCTCGACCGACGACCAGCCTTGCGCCGCATCGCCGCGCGCTTCGCCCAGCATCGTGCACGCGAGCGCCTGGCTCTCGCTCAGCGCCTCGAGGATCGCGGCGTCGCTGAGCGTCCTCATCGGCTGATGTCGCGCCCCTCGCTCGCGGCCTGGCACGCAATCCGTTCACCGTCGCTCTCCGCGTTCTTGAGACAGGCGATCTTGAGAAAGATGGTATGGGCCTGGCTGATGCCGACGAGCGCGTCGAGGGTCTTGGCGTGTGCGTCGAGCTTGCTGTTCGTGGTGTCGACGAGGTTCCAGAGCAGCAACACGCATAGCAGCGCCGCAAACCCGAACTTCGCCGCCTCGAGTGCGACCTGGCGATCAGGGAGGGACGGGAGCACGGTACGAGCATGTGACGACGCGCGCCCCCCGAACGGCTACTAATACGCCTCTCTCACCCGACGTGCGCCGACGCCACCGTGCCACCGCCACCCCCCGGACTCGCTACCACTTCCTGTGACCCGATCCCGACAATCGACAGGACACGGTCGCCGGCGGTGCCCGTGCTACTCAGCGCACGCACCGACACGCGGTCGCCAGACGACAAGTCGATCGGAAACCGCAGATGTGGCGGACGTCGCCCGTCGGTCTCCGTGTGGCTGATGACATGCATTTCTTCGATGAGCGCGACCTCTGACGCCGCCGCGCCGCTTGCCACATCGATCAAAAATCGCATCGTCCCGCCGATGACTTCCGACGGAGATCCATGGCCGAAGAACCCTAAGAACCAGTTGCAGTCGTTCGCGATCGACGCCGACAGCTCGGTCCAGGCCGAGTAGGTGTCAGGCGTCGCGCCGCAGTCGATGTCCGTCCCACCCGAGTCGGCGGTGTTGGCGCCCCAGGTTTCCGGGTCCGGCCCGCTTCCAAGGGCTTTGTCCTCCAACCAGAACTGCATCCGACCCTGCGTGCCGGACGTGCTGCTCTGGAGCCGCGTCGAGATCCGGGTGCCGGATGCGATGTCGAGATCGAACGGGATCGGCGCACCGGTTGCGTCGAGAAAGTCGTCACTGGAGTGATAGAACAGGTTGTCGAGCACCGCGACCTCAGACGCCGCCGCGCCGACGCCAACGTCTTGGAGGGTATAGCGGTCCGTCGAATTGTTGTTCTGGATGTTCACCCAGATCCGCGAAGAGTCGTAGGGGCTGCTCGCGACGTACTCGACCCAGGCGCCCTTCGTGTTGGCGCTCGTCGTGGTCGGCCAGCCGCCCGCGACGCCGTCGTAGCGCGTGGCGAAACTCATCGACTAATCCTGTCTTGACACAAACGCGCGACGGGCCCGATCCCACGTCTGGTCCGGCGTCGGCGGATCGACTGCCACGAGCGTGACGCCGGTCGCCTCGAGGTAGCTCTGCGGCGCAATACCGTGACGCGTGCCACAGTGCGGGCAATGCCCGGACTCACGGCATTCGTCAGCGAAGGCCGGGTCGCCGCAGTTGCGGCAATTCGGCGCGCCGTCTGGGCACTCCACCGCCGCGACCGTCACCAGGTCGCCGACCTGGCGCTTCGGCGCCACGCGCGCGAGCATCCGATCGAGGATCGCCGGCGGAAGATTGCGCCGGCCGCGCTGGTAGTGCCTGGCGTGACGCGCGCGGGCGCCGGCCTGTTCTTTGTCTGGGTCATCCACGACGATCGCAAAGTGCGGCATCTGTCCTCCTAGAGCAAGACGCACGTCAAGTCGACGCGCAGGCGCGTGACGTCCGCCGAATCCACGATCCCCGCGATGTAGTCCCCCGCCGCGAGTGTCGGCGACCACCCGGTCAGCGTCGTGTCTTCCGCCTTCTGCGCGCTCGACAGCGTCGGCTTCGCGCTGGCGGTGATCGTGTCGGCGACCGTTGGCGGATAATTCGCGTAGGAGTCCACCCACAGGTCCACGACGGCGCTCCCAGACCCGAGCGGCGCCGTGATCCGAGCGGCCGTGATGAGACACGCGACCGGCACCTCGGCGATCACGACGCTGGTCGCGCCCGCCGTCACCGCGCTCCCCTGGCCGTCCCACTCGAACGCGATCGGAAACGTGCGCCCAGGCCCGTAGGCTTCCCACGCCGAGCCGGTCGAACGTTCAACAATGCGCCCCTCGTCGGTCACGCAGTAGAGCACACCCGGCGCGACCGTGTTCGCGGCCGGCTGCGCGCCGCGCGTGCCGCGCTGAATTACCGATGCGAGTAGAGACATCGCGTGCTCCTCATGGAATAAACACCATCACGACATCGCCCGCCGCAAAGACCAGGTCCGGCACGACCGGATTGGTCAGTGGCTCATAGCGCCCACTGCTCCCTGAGGGATCAGCCTTCCAGCCCTTGGCACCGCCCGCGTCCGTGCCGTAGACCTGATCGGCCCCAGGCGAGGCCTCATCGCCCACCAGCTGCAGGTCACCGCTATCGACCTCGATGCTGTGCTTCTGGCCTTTGTGCGCGTCGGCGTTGCTCTCGTGCGTGCCGAGCTCGCTGTCGGTATAGGCGCCCGCGGCGGCCTCGGCCGCATCCGCCAGACTACTCGCGGTGCCCGCCGCGCTCGAGAGCACGTCGGCGATCGTCGCGCCGCCATCCTTGATCGCCTTCCCGCTGACCCCATCGAACACGGCGATCCGCTCGTCGACGGCCGAGGCCGGCCCGACGACGTCGCCGCTCGTCGCCGGCGGCCCGATGGTGCCATCCCCCTTGACGACATCACTGTCGCTGGTAAACGGCACCATCGTCGGATTGCCGCCGGCGTCCGTGGTGACGAACCCACGCCGGCGCGGGCCACGACGCCGAAGGTCCTGGTTGTCGGCCATCCCCCTACTCGCGCGGCGGCCCCATCAAGACCGCCAACGGGTGATCGGTGCGCCCGTCGACGAGCGCCGCGATGCCACGCGACGTCCGATCGACTTGCGCGGCGGGATAGTGAAAGAGCACGCCGGTCGACGTGTTCAGGGCACGGAGAAGCGCTTCGTCCACCTCGCCCTGGTGCACCTGTCCGACCAGGCGTCCGAGTGATGCGATGCCACGCGCGCCCGCCGGCCCGTCGTACTGCGAGTAGCCCTGCAGGTAGCCGCCGAGCTCGCGCAACCCGATCATCGACCCGGCCATGTACGCCAGATTCTCCCCGAGTAGCGTCTTCATGAAGGCCTCCGGGTCCTCGAGCTCGTCGTCGAGCTCGCCCGTGAGCGCACTCCGGAGCACATGCGCCAGCACCGCCGGCGCCGCGAACAAGAGCAGGTAGTCGACGGCCAGGCGCCCGATCTGCGCGGGGTGCCTCCGCACATTCGCGCGTCGCTTGGCCTCCGTCCAGAGATTGAACGTCACATTGAAATAGCTATAGAAGTTCGTCCAGAGCTTCCAGGCCGGCGAGCCCCGTTGCACGGCCGCCAGGTCTTTGATTTGGCCGCCGCCTTGGCTGTCGAGCACCGCCTGGTCCGCCACCGCGATCACGCGCGCCTCGTCGAACGTGCCATCCTCCGCCAAGAACGCCGGATCGGCCGCGGCCTTCTCGTACGCCCCCAACCAGGTGGGAATGTCCGCGATCATCTGCGCGCGCCCAATGGCCCAGAAATACGAATCGGCCAGGCCCTGCTTCGTCGCCATGCCCCCCGAGACGCCCTGGAGCGCCGCGTCGAGCCACCCGGTGAACCGGCCGGTATCGACCCCGAGGCGATTCCGGATCTCGTGGACCTCGCGCATCATCGTGCGGTGGCGGTTCGCCATGAGCGACGATTTCGCGTGAATGCCGGCGACCGTCTTCTCCATCGTCGCCGCGCCGCGCAGCCACCGGCCCAGGCCGCGCGCCACCCACCTGGCGCCGATCCGGTTGATCGACTGCGTCAAGCCGAGCGGCTGAAGGAGTGTCGTCGTGGCGCTCCACCCGAGCCCAACGATCGTCGCGCCGCTGCGCAGATGGCTCATGACGCCTTCCATCTCGTGCCGCGCCGGGACGTCGCCAACCGCGATGTCTTTGAGTCCACGCCGGAGCTGGTCGAAGGCCTTCGGGCCGAGCGTGTCGTAGACCGCGCTCTGGACCTCGTCACTGCCAACGATCCGGCCGACGTCGATCAACATTTCGTGATGCGTCAGGTCGTGAATCACGCGGCCGACGTGCTCCCAGATCACCCCAAAGTCGAGCCGGACTGGGAGGGTCACGCGCCCCTCGGTGCGCTCCTCGACATGACCGCGGGCCGTGGTGGCATGCACGTACGCGGCGGCCTTCTGCATATCCGCCGCAGACGCGTCCTCGAGATTGAACACCTTGCCGGAGAGCTCGCCGTCGAACATCAGCGGGAAGTACCCGCCCGGCCGATCGCCGAACCGGGTAAAGACCGGTGTCGCCTCGACCTTGGTCGGCGCCACCCCGACCACCCGTCGCTGCTTCTCGGCGATCGCCGGCCAGTAGTCGTTGATGAAGCCGGTCACCGCGTCGACGAAATCCCAATCGCGCGCGTCGAGCGTGTCGAGAATCGCCTCGACTTGCGCCTGGCTCCAGTGCTTCCCGTCCATGATCCGCTGGCGGTTCGTCTCGTTGCCCCAGTTCAGGGCCACCATCAGCCGCGCCTGCTTCGACAGGCTCGCGAGCGGATCCGCCGGGCCGCCCAACGCCGGAATGTGTTGCTTCTTCGAGAGCCGGGCCCGCTCGGCCGGGGTGTACCGCTGGAAGATGCGATACAGCTGCTCGGTGGCCGTGGCGTGCGCCTGGGCTTCCGCGTTGCCGGCGTCGTTGATGCGGCGGAGGACGTGTTCAAACATCGGCCCCCCATCGGCAAAACCGTCGAGCTCGCGCACGATCGAGGCGATCTTCCGATGCGAGGCGAAGACGCCCTCAAAGAAGGCCTTCGTGCGCTCGTGCGCCAGGCGCGGCTCGTGCGTCCGCTCGCGCGCCGGCGCCGCCTCGCGGATCGACGTCGCCAGCTCGGCGCGGACCTGGCTGAGCTCGCGCGCCTCATTCGCCTTCAGGAGCTTGTTCTTGAGGCGCGCCAGGTGGGCGATCTGATCGACCGCCGCGCCGACGCCCTCAAGCTCTTCGACGGTGAGCTCTCGCCAGTTCACGCGGCGCGCATCGTCGAGCAGCTCGTCGGGGAGCGAGATCGGCATCCCCTCGCGCTCGAGACTGGCGACCCACTGGCGCAGGGACGCGCGCCGATCGAGCACCTTCTGTGACACCGGTGCAAACTCGTAGCGATCCAGGAACCCGTCGATCTGATCCAGAAACGCCTGGTCCGCTTTCCCCACGCGCGCCCGCGCGGCCGTGTTCACGTCGTATTGGCGCACCCGGCGCGACGTCGCCTCCGCCTGCTCGCGCGCGTCGCGGGCGGCCCGATAGAGCGCGAGCGAGAACAGCTCGCGTTGCTTGGCGCGGACCGCGCCGGCGCGGTCGTTCGCGGCAAAGGCGTCGAACGCCTGGCGCGACGCCCGCACGGAGGCTTGGAGAAAGAGCCCTGGCTTGAGATCCCGCACCACGGTCCGGGCGATCTGCTGCGCGGCGGCCGTGCGCACCTGGTCCGGCCGTGGGATCGTCGCCTCGGCCATGCCTTGTGTCAGCGCCGCGAGCTCGGCCGCGATCACGGAGGCGCGCTGTGCATGGACCGCCCCCTCGGCCGTTTCACGGAGGGTCATCCCGTCCAGCAGGAGATCACCGTGCTTTTGTCGCATCCGATCGTCGGTTTCGGACTCAATCACCCGTTCGACGCGCGGCGCGTGCAGCAGCGCCTGCACCAAGGCGTCGCCGCTCGGGAAGCCGGTCAGCTCCGCGAGCGTGTCCGCGGCCAGGCCGCCCTCGACGGTGTAGAGGTAGTCCTTCCCCAGACGCAGGCGAGGGAGGAGCTCCCGCCCAAACTCCGCGATGATCGAGGCCTTCGAGAACTTGATCGGCTTGCCGTCGCCATAGCTCGGCGTCTCGCCGTTCGGCAGCGCGCCAGTGCGGATCACGCTCTGGGCCGTGAAGACCGGCTGCTGCATGACTTCCTCGACCACCGCTTTTCGGACGACCTCGCGCTCTTGTTTCCACCACGCCTCGCGTTCGCGCCGCCAGTCCGCCATCAGCCGCCGATCAACCTCGGCCCGTGCCGCGATACTCGCCTCGGTGACCCGGGCGCGATACGCCTCGAAGGTGAGCGGGTCCACGCCGGCGGTCGCGGGATCGGTGAACAGCGGCGTGATCGAGCCCTCGGCTTCGACGGCCGCGAGCGCCTCGTCGCTGGCCAGCAACCGATCGAAGACGCCGCGAATCTCCGGCGACACCTCGCCGGCACGCAGCCGGCGATAAACGGCCACCAGCCAGGCCCGGAAGCGCGCGAAGACGGACTGCAGCTCGGCCGACGGCGCCGTGCCGGTCATCAGGTAGTCTTCGAACCCACGGGCGAACGCTTCGTGTTGCGTGCGCCGCTCGTCGACCGACAGCGCCCGCCATGCCGCGATGGACCCCGTAAAGCCGAACGAGCGGAGGACGGTCTCGGCGTCGGCGACGAGCTGCCGCTGCGTGGCCGTGGCGGCGCCGAGCGCGCCGACCGTCTCGGCGTCCGCGACGAGCTCCTCGAGGAACGCGTGGCCGCTCTCGTGCAGGAACGTCGAGAGATCGGCCTTGCCGGCGACGAGGCGGATCGTGTTCGTCGCCGGATTGAACCCGCCTTTGATGTCTCCGGATTCTTGAAAGAGTGCCGTCGTCTCGCGCGCCTGGTTGACAACGGTGAGCAGGTCCGCTGTACTGAGCGCCGACCTGTCGGGGCCTTGCGGCTCTGCCGTGACCGTGGACCTATAGTCGACGCTAACCCCGGCCGGTCGGTCCACGCGCTGCGCGTGCAGCGTGTAGAACGTGCGCCCTTCCCCTCGCGGCCCCGTGCGCATCGCCAGCTTCGCCACATACGATCCGCCGGCCCACTCAAACGGAGTGTAGAGGTAGTCGTACTGCACGCCGCTCGCCGGGTCCGCACGGTCGGTCTCACTCCGTAGGTAGATGCCGCCGTCGATCAACTCGTCGATGTGCTGCAGCGCGACGAGCTGCTCCGGGCGGAGGGCATAGTTCGCGGACTTCTTGAGCCCATCCTTCGACACCTTGACCGTCCATCCGGTATGCGTGTTCGAGACGTCGTGTGTCTGCGCGGCCTTCGCATAGGCGAATGCGCGCCGTCGCAACTCGGCAGGACTCACGTCGGCCAGCTCGAGCGGACTGGCGAGTGGAATGATAGGCACCGCATCGGGGAGCGCGACCGCGCGCTGCAGCTCTGCCTCGATTGGCCGCGCCTGGTACAACGCAGCTTCGGTGCGGGCCTGGCGCGCGGCCGCCCGAGCCGCCTGGGCTTTCGCCCGGGCGCGCTGAAAGAACTCGCCCCCCTCCTGCGCCGTCAGTGCCGCGAGTCGTGCGGGGTCCACGCGCGCCGCCACGACGTCGATCAGCGCATCGCCGCGCGCCCAGGCGGCTGTCGCCCGGTGCGTGCCGTCCGCGATGTACAGCTTGCCGTGGTAATCCAACACGAACGGTCGATCCGCCGCCGCGCCTTCGAGTTTTTCCCGCACGCGCGGGCCACTGACCGTCTCCTGTGTGGCGACCAGGTCGGCGACGGGCACCTGCATCGGTGTGGCGTGCTGGAGGTCGGCCGCGCGGAAGAGACGACTCGCGATCGCGTTCGAGACCGTCGGAAACGGGACCACGCGCGATCCTGCGGTGTTCGTCGCCGGCGTGAGGCCCTCGAGCCGCGCGGCGATGTCGGCCGCGATCTCCTGTGCGATCCGCTGGTTGAACTCCGCGACGTCGAAGGAGGCGTCGCCGTCGGCCGGCTCCGATTCATCGAGGTCGACGTCCTCCGCCGCGGGACCGCGCCACGCATCCGCCCACCAGGCTGTTCCTGGGACGATGCCGAGCGCCGCTAGATCCGCAGACCCTGGGAGCGTGTCGACGTCGGGGTCGGCACCGAGCGCCTGATCGACGGCGTCAAAGAGGTCGTTGACCGTCTCGAGGGATTCGAAGCGTTGATCCTGTCGCAACGAGGTCAAGAGCCGATCGGGTGGGAGGCCGGTCTCAGCAAAGACCCCGCTGACGCCGTTCCAGGTCTGAGGCCCACTCGCCCGCACGCCGCCGCGCCGCTCGCGCGCGTCACCCGCTTCGCGCGCCCAGCGCTCGATCTCACCGCGATAGGCCCCGGTGCGCGGTTCCCACCAGAGGCCGCCATAGCTCGCGATCGCCCGGAGGAGATCCGGCCCGGTCCCGCTCTCGCGCTGGAGCGCCTGGCGCTCCTCCTCCATGGCCACGCGGAACTCGAGCTCGCGCCGGATGGTGGCCTCGTCGACGGTCGGATCGACGCCCCGCGCGTCGCGTAGGACCGCCGAGGCCACGGCACCGAGGTGTGCGGTTCGCCGTGTCTCACGCTGCGTAGGGGTTTCCGTCGCGGAGGCTGCACTCGGCGGAATGTCGATCGGCCCACGCGGCGCCCCGTCCGCCGGCGTCGGCAGCGCCGTGTCGCTCGTAATCTGTGGCGGCGGCGACTGTTCGAAGAGCGCCACCGGATCCACGCCCAGGCGCGCCGCCCGTACGGTGACCCGCTCAGCCCAGAGCGTCGCCCAGGCATCGGCGACGTCCGGCCGCGCGCCAGCGGCGCGCGCCTGGTCGCTGACGCGTTGACGGACCGTCTCGCGGGCGACGGTGTCGCGGGCCTGAGCTGGGTCGGTGGCCACCGCCGCGGCCTCGGCGGCCCCGCTGGCGACGGCTTCGTCACTGGCCGAGGCCTCGGCGGCTTCGCGCGCGTTCCGTTGATCGGGACGCAGCCGGAGCTCTTGCGCAAAAAAGGCGTGATGCTCCGTCGGCGCGATCTGTACGGCATACGCCGCCGTCGGGATCACCAGGTCGGCCCCGGTCCGCCGAGCCTCCGCCAGCGCGCCAGGTCGCCCGGTGAGCTGGTCTGCGCGCGCGATCGGATTCTCGCCTTTCGACTGCCAGTACTCGGCGAAAGACTCCGCCGGCGCGTAGAGATGCTCGATCGGCCCGTCCTTGGTCACCCGCTGGAGGAACTCTTGCGCCGCCGCCGGGAGGCGCGCCACGAGGGCGCTCTCGGTGGCCCCCTTCGCCAGACCGTCGAAGAAGGCCTGCCGCTGCCCCTGTTCGACGCGCCGTCGCTGCGACGTCAACACACGGTCCCCGGCCACCGCGAGCGTCGTCTGCGCCCCGACCGCCGTCAGCGTGGCGATGAGCGTCGTCGCCGCGGCCGACGGCCGCGCCTCGAGGTAGCTTGTGAACGGTTGATCGGGGTTGAGCGTGGCCCACTCGTTCAGGTCTTGCAACACCGTGGCGACCTGCTCGCCGGGGATCTCCGCGGCGACCTGACGGACCAAGAGACGCACAAGCCCGGCGCGCTTCGTCAGATCGCGGAGGAGCCAGCTCGCCGGAATCTGTTCGGTGGCGACCTCGACCGCCGCTTGTGACGCCCCAAACAACGCCGACCGGGCCACGGACACGCCCTCGTCGCGGGCCTGACCGAAGGCCTCGCCCCCGGTGACGCCACCCATCGTCGCCAGCACGGGCCCCGGCGTACCCGTAGCCAGGGACATCGCCAGTCCCGGCACCATGGAGCCGAGGGATTCGAATCCGCTATAGAACGCTTGCTCATGCGCGCCCGCCCCCGCCTGGTCGCCCTTGGTCGCCTCGGCGAGGTCGATCGCCTGCTGGCGCGCGGCCGCGAAGTAGGCCCCCCACCCGGTCGCTCCGACCATTTCGGCGCCGGCTTGCGCCACGCCGAACGCGCCGACGTTGAACCGCGGAAAGCCCGCCGCGAACGCGCGCGCACTGTTGGCCCCGACCTGAAGCGTGCGCTCGAGCACCCCGAGTGTCGGGAGGTCGTCGGCCGCGGCTGAGGCCCGCGTGGGATCTTCCTGGAGCCACTCGGCAAGCCGCGGATAGCTCGCGCGGAAGGCGTCGGCATCGAAGTCGGCGCGGGCCGCCTCCCGGGCGATCTCCTCGCGGTTCGCGCGAATGACCGCCTCGGGCAGTCCCGTTTTGAGCCGGAGGGCGAAGACGCGACCCGCCTCGTCCGCGGGCACCTGCCCGGCCGCATCGACGGTCCGTGTGAGCGGATCCTCCTGCTGGGATGGGAAGAGCCCACGGCTCGGCGTCGGTCGCCGCCGCGGCGACTCGTCGGGGAAGAGCGCCTGCTGTGGCGGCATCAGTCCACCCCTCGCAGCGCGTCCTCGATGTCCTGCCTCGTCCCACCGGCCAGTGAGCGACCGACGGCGCGCTCAATCCGCGTGCCGTAGCGCGCGCGCAGTTGTGACTCGGAGAGTGCGGCACTGCCGGGCAAGCCGCGCAGGTAGTTGAGCGCGTCCTGGTAGAGCCGACTCTCCCGCGCGATGTCCTGGAGCGGGACATAGGCGGCGCGCCGGTCGTCCGGATGCACGAGCGCCGCGATCGTGTCGGTGTCCCAGAACCAGTCGTCGACCTTGACGCGCTGTTGGACGATCGCTTCCATCGTCGCGCGCTTCTCGTCGTAGGTCAGGACCCCATTCTTCGCTTGCTGGCGTCGGGCAATCTCGGCCTCGACGGTCGCCTGGAGTTGTCCGATGTTCGCCTTCTGCGCGTTCGACTTTTGGCTATCGAAGACGTAGTCGAGCCCCGCCTCGTTGGCGATGCTGTTGAACAGCTCGGTGTCGATGGTGGCGGACCGCACCGCGGCATCGCTCCGCAAAAGCTGCTCTTGGTCGGTGAGCAACCGGTTCACGTGCTCACGGCCGAGCGTGGGGAGCTGCGCGAGGATCTCGCCCCGGCTCATGTCGCGGAGCCGTTGCGGGTCGGAGAGGTCGAAGTAGGCGGCCCATCCGTCCATTTCGCGCAGCTTGTCTTCGCGCTGGAGTCGAGTGAGCGCACGACTCTCCTCCGCCGCCGCACGTCCCGCGCGCGTCGCCGCCCTCTGCTCGTTCCGCCAGGACTCATTCGCGTAGTAGTCGCGGATCTGGATCTGCACGCGCCCCGGCGCGGCCACAAAGGCCGGCAGCCGCCGGATCTCCGTCATCGAGCGGCCGTCCAGGACCGCGCCCCAGACGTCGCTCAAGACCGCGTCCTCGCGTTCCTTGCGACCGCTGTCGACGCCGGCCTTCCGTTGCCGGAGCCAGTCGATCGTCGCGCGCAGGACCTTCGTGTTGCCGGCAAACCGGCGGCGCGCCTCGGCTTCCATGACATCGAGCGCGATCGGTTCCGTGTCGTCGGTGGGCCCGAGTGCGGTCCAGATCTCCTCTGAGGCCCGCAAGGCCTCCCCGTCGGTCGTCGCGAGCTCGAGCTTTTCCTCGAGCGGACCGATGGCGCTCCCGTTGAGCTGGTCCCGCACCTCGTGGAAGTACTCCTGGGCGTCCTGGTCGCGGTCCAACCCGATCAGGCGTTCGACGACTCCCACATGCACCTTCGATCGCAGATCGGCGACGAACGCGTGGCGCGCCTCGGGCCCGGAGAGGCCCAGGACCGCCGCGTGCGTCTCGACAATCTGCTCGACGCGCGCGAGCTCCTCGGCGACCCGTGGCACGTTCTCGGCATTGGCGATCGCCAGGTTGACCGCGGTCGTGAGCCCAGCCTCCGCCTCGCCCTTGTCGTACGCCGCGAGCTCGCGCGCGGTATGGCGTTCGATGCCCTCGAGGATCGAGGAGCGGCGCTGCTCGCGCGCTCGCGCGAAGGCCTGCCGCTGCCGATCGCTGGTCAGGTTCGAGGCGATCATGTCGGCCTGTTGGTCGAAGAGCTCCATCGACAGCTGCCGCAGCGGGAGCACGTCGCGTCCGGTCACACGCTGGAACCCATGGTCGGGATCGGTGGTGAGTTGATGCTCAAGGTCGCCGAGCTGCCGCTCCGCGGTCGTCAAGGCGACGACGTCGGCGCGCTCGTGCTCGCGCGAGCGCAGCTCCAGCCCGATCCGCGTCGCCTCCGCGCCGAACGCGGCGATCGCCTGGCCTTGTGGTCCGCCCTGCGACGCGAAGGTTTCCGCCGCCTGGCGCCGCACCGTGGCGCGCGGCCGCGTAGCGACTTGCTGTTGGCTGTAGCGTTGCACCCGTGGCATGGCCTTATCCTCTCGCCGACGTACGGTCCCACCCGTAGCGGTTCATGAGCAGCGAGCTCGTGCCGCTCAAGGCCGTCGTGGCCGCGCCCCACCGCGCGGCACTGGCCGCCGCGCCGCCCCCCCGCCGGGCGACGTCCGCGCCGAGTCGGCGGTCGGTGGCCTCCGCTTCGAATCCGCGGGCTTCCCGGGCGGCGTTGTTCCGGATCTGCAGCGCGTCGAGGTCGCCGAGCCGGCGCGCATCGGCCTGCACCTCCGCGGCGCTCCCGCTGTGCACGTCGACGTTCTGGCCGGCGAACCCGACGCGTTGCGAGCCGATCAGGACGCGCACCTGGCTACGGAAGCGCGACTCCTCCTCGTGCCCGCGGGCGAGCGCATCCGCGGCCTGTCGCTCGGCTTCCTCCGCGTTGAACTCCTCGCGGGCCGCCTGGCTCTCCCCGACCGCCTTTGCGGCCTGTCCCGCACGCAGTTGCCCGTACACCGACACGCCCAAGCCGATCAGTGCCAACGTCGTTCCGAGCGCCATGTCGTTACCCTCCTACCTCGAAGAGCGGTATCAGCCCGAGAATCGCCAACGGCGACGGGTCGGTGTGGCGAATCACCACCCGCCCGTGATCGTTGAATGCGGAGCTGAGGTTGGCCTCAAACTGCCCGGTGACCAGCCCGCTCGCCGGCTGCCAGCTCGCCCGGCGCTGCAGGAAGAGATGGTCTGCATCGGGTCCGGCAAAGAACCCGCCGACGGAGCTCTCGACGATGGCGGTCACGCCCTGCACCCGCTTGCGCTTCCCACGCACCGACGAGCCGGCCACGTCAAGCTCGAGCGTCTCGAGCTCGGCCGTGATGCGTAGGCCCACCTGGACGACGGACGCCGCGGTCGAGAGCGTGATCGCGCCCCCGCTGACTGTAAACGGCCCTTGCGTCGCCGCATCGGCCCAGGCATAGACCGTCTCGCCCTCGAGATGGTCGAGCCCCGCAATCGCCGTCGTCGCGGCCCCATCGTAGGTCGCGCTCGCGTCGAGAAAAATCTGGTCCTCGAGGGTGGCCGCCGTCGGCACTTCCCGCGGCGCAAAGCGTTCGATGTAGCGGACGGACTGCCCGTCAATCGTGCGCCGCACGAGCACGTAGACGGCGTGGGCATTGTTCTCCGGCACGACACAGACGTCTTCGAAGAGCCCACTCGCGCCGGTGTCGTGGCGATGCCAGCCGTAGCTGTCAATCTCCGGCAGATACGTCAGCCCTAGGAGCACGCCATCGTCGCGCACCCCCCAGACGATCGAGTACGGGATATCGGCCACGTCGAGCCGGACCACGGTGTTCTTGAACAGGTGCCGGGCGAAGATCGTGAGATCGTTTGACACGAACCCGTCGAAGGTCTGGTTAAAGCGCAGGCTCCGGACGACCCGCGAGAGGTACTGCACGAAGATCACGGTCGAGCCCAACACGACGGGGACCGGCGCGGCCCCCGCGCCGGAGAAGCCGTCCTGATCCGGATGGATCGAGCTGGGCGTCAGGACGCCGGATTCATCGCCCCGCACGATCCACTCGCCCCCGTCGGTCAGCAGGAGCAACCGTTTCAGCCCGACGAGATGCTGAATCCCCTGGACCTGTTTCCCCTTGAGCGTGAAGGTCACCGCGTCATCGTCTTGCAGCGGGGATCGAATCGAGAAGTTCGACGGCAGCCCCGTCCGGGACGCCCAACAGGTCGAGACGGCCGCGTGCGAGTTGGCGAACAGCCGGCGCTGTTGGTAGTACGCCGCCGTGTGCGGGTACTGATTCGTGGCATTGAACAGCACGCGCGCTTGGGGTGGGGTGATCGCGAAGTCTGGCGCGAAGCCGCCGTCGTAGAACGTCGTCACACCGGTCGCGGTGGCCAGATACCCAAACGTGCCGTTGCCGAGCGGATCTTTGAAGATCCGATACTCGACGGCGCCCGACACGGCGTCCCAGGTGATCTCGTTCGGCGCCGCATCGGTGGGCTCCGCGGCGCTGGCACACGTCGCCCCGGCGGAGGCGAGCGATTCCTCGAGCGTCTCGGCGGCGACGGCGGTGATGACATAGACCGGATTCATCGCGCCGGCGGCGCCCGGCGTGGCCGCGGGATTCGCCGGGGCGGCGATCGCCGGGGCGGTCACCACCGGCGTCAGGGTCCAGGTCGTGTCACCGGTGCGCGTGAGCTCCTGGGGCGGGTAGTCCTGGTGCGTGAGCGTGACGACGTTCTCATCCTGCACCGCACGGACCAAGTGCACGTTGTCGGTGAAGGGCGTGGGGAGCTCAAAGATCGCGCCCGTCAACGGATACCAGTACGTCGCGTTGGGCGGTTGCTGGTTCGTATGCGCGAGGATGCAGTAGTAGTGGACGCTGCTCTCGACGACCAGATCCCCGACCACGTACGCCGTCGCGTTCGACCAGGCCGACACCGACGAGACGGTGATCGGCGCGCCGTCGCGATGGAACCGCAGATAGCCGCTCCCGACTTCCATGACATAGGTTTGCGTGGCGTTGTAGACGAACTTCAGGAGCCAGGTCGGGCTGGTCGAGTCCTTCACTTCGGCGACGAACTGCGTCCCCGAGCGATTGGCGACGCCGCCGGCGCGCTGGACGAGGAAGTTTCGGCACGTCCGGAGGGCCCGGCCGTAGAGCTCGAGGTCGGCGCGCGCCGACAGCGACGGCGCAATCTCGCCATCACTGAAGGCCCGTTGAACGAGGCGGTTGAGGGGCATCTCAGCGGTGCCGAATCCAATCCGGGACGTTGTCTTGCGGCTCCTGTTGGCCTTCGTTCATATCGGCGGCCGTGGCCCGCATGAACCACACGTGGGCGATCTGCAGCGCTTCCGCTTTGGTCTTCTGCGCGCGGTCGAGCGCCGGCGCGATCTCGGCGGCCAGGCTCGACGTGAAGAACGCGAGGAAGAGATCGTCGGTCCAGAGGTCCTCGCAGTCGATCATCGTGTATTCGAGCACCGCGGCTTCGCGCTTGGTGTAGATGAGGAGCCCGTTCTCATCGCGGCCGCGGCGATGCGGAATCGCCGGATCGTGGTCCGACCGCCCGACGCGGTCATCGACAATCCGCCGCGCGTAGAGACAGTCGCTCGGCCAGCGGTAGGCGTACGTCCAGTCGCCGTTTGCATAGGCCGGCGCGTCGGCGGCGGCCGTCGACCAGTGCGTGGCGTTCGGCGGCTGCTGGTTCGTATGCGCGAGGATGCAGTAGTAGTTGACGCTCGCGTCCCGCACGACGTCGCCGATGCGGTACGTATAGGCCGCATCCCAGGCCTGGACGAGGATGAGCACGCTCGCGTCGGTGTCCCAGAACGGCCCCCGCACGAGGGACAAGTCCGCGTATTTCGTGGCGAAGGCCCACGGATGCGACCGGAGACACCGGCGCAGGACATGATCGTAGACCGGCCCGATCACGTTCGCTTCGAGGCTCCCGTCGTCGACCGCCGTGATCTGCTGCGAGATCCCCAGGTGCCCGAGCGCGATATTGGAGAGTTGGACGACAGTCATCGGCTAGTCCTCGTTCAAACCGGTGCGAAGCACGTCAACAGAGAAGGGCCCAAACCAGCACGCGCCCGCCGGCGGGACGGTCGGCTGCGACTCCAGGCTCTGCGTCGCCGGCGCCTGGTCCTCACCCCAGGCCGCAGCGTCCGGCGTGGTCGGCGTGTCGGTGCACTGCGCGGAGAGCTCGTCGTCGCCCCAACACTGCGTCGACGGCAACTCGAGCACGCACAGGCTCGGCGGCGGAATCGGCGGGGTCAGCGTGTTCGGCTGATAGAGCGCGAACTGATAGGTCCGCGCGGATTGGAGGAAGGTTTCCCAGGCGGCGACCTGGGACATCGTCGCTAGGTCGAACTTGTAGAGCACCATCGTCCAGACGTCGAGCGCGATGGCGTGGAGCCCGTCGGCCGTGATCCGCACGTCGGTGCATTGCTTGTTCCCGTCGGCGACGTTCGGGTCCGGGTGGGTGGACGTAAACGTGCCGACCAGTGTGCCGGCGTTGTTGTACCGCTGCACCACAGGCCCGTTACAGAGCAGGATCCCGCCGTCGCCCAGGAGGCACAGACCGGACGCCCCACCCCCGAGCGGGACGAACGTGCAGAAGTCGGGGAGCTGTGCCCGCGTCGTGAGGTTGAAGCGTTTGATCGTGGTCTGCAGGGCGACCCCGTTGTCGACACTCCACTCGACGCTCGTCGGCGTGTAATAGAGCACGTTCGTGACGGGGTCGATGTCCCCCTGCAGCGCGGTGATGGCGCCGGCCGGCAGCTCGAGCGCGTCGTATTGCGCGGTATAGGGCGCGCCCGCGTCGTTGTCGCCCAGGGTCGCGTCGTGCGTCTTCGCGTGAATGAGCGCCGCGATGCTGGGCGGGGAATCCAGGAACGCCGGGCGGTTCTGCCCTTCGCCGGCGACATAGAGGAACCCGTTGCCGTGCCACAGCGCGGTCACCTTGCCTGTCGTCCGATTGAGATGGAGCGACGTGATCCCGGCGTCGACGCTCGACGGATAGGGCACCTGCTCGTCCCAGGGGTCTTGGATGAGGTCGATATCCGTCGCCCCGGTGCGCGTGTAGCTCAAGGTGGGCAGGTCAAGGACTTCAGCCGCGTTGCTCCCGTTGAAGAGCGCGATCAGGACACGCTCGCGGGTGTGCGGGTCACCGCCGGCGCTCCCGCCGTGGTTGGTCATCGGGTCGCCCGAGTAGTCGACCGCGAGGCCGATCGCCGTCTGCCCGACGGCGGGATTGCAGTTCACCAGCACACCCTGGTGGAACAGCGACACCATCCCGTCGGACGGGATCAGAACGTCATCCTCGGCCGCCACGCCGCGATAGGTCACCGTCAGCCGTAAGAGTCCGCCAGAGTTGGTCGCGCACGCGGTCGTCGCGTTGCTCCGCACGCGAATCAGGTAGGGCTCCACGAGCGCGTCGAGCACACAAAGCGACGTCCCGCGGTTGCCGACCATCCCCGTGCGCGTCCCGTAGTTGGCCGGCGTCAGCGTGCCGCACCCGTTCTTGAAGACATCAATGTCGCAGTCGTAGGTCGACCCGAGTGTGTGAATGAACACCTCGCCGGCCTGGGGCGGCGTGACGGCGAACCAGACGCCGCGCGCGGTGTCGGCCGACTGCGTCGTGTCGAGATCTGGCGAGACGTAGGGGGCGTCGGTCGGCAGCGTGAAGGCGAGCGCGTCCGCGCACGCATCGTTGTCGGGCGGCGCCGGCAGCGCCGCGAAGGTGAGCTCGTCACTGAACTCCAGCCACGGGGCTCGACTGACATTCGTCTCGCCGGCAATCGCATCATCGAACGCGGCGTTCGCCCCGGTCGCGCGCCAGTCGAGACGCGTCCACTCGTCGGGCGGATACGTGGGCGTGACCACGTTGTCGGTCACGGTGATCCGCGCGCCGATCTCGACTATGAGGCAGTCGCCCGCGAGCATCTGGCCGGCGACGAGCGGCTGGGGCGCGACCAAGGACCGCCACACCCCGCCGCTTATGCCGGGAAAGTCGACCGTGTCGACGTAGTTGTCGAGCAAGATGTGCCGGACCTTCGCCGTGAGGCCCTGCGTGATGTAGACGTGCACCTTGTACCGGGCCTTGGCGTCGTTGTTGATCGTGACGTCGTTGATCCAGCGACACTGCACGTGGAAACACACGTCGAACGTCCCACCCACCTCGCGCGTCACGTCGCTCGGCTCGGTCATGTAGGCGTAGCCGAACGAGAGGTCATACGGCGCGGCGCGGTCGCAGCTGAGACTCCGCGCGGTCTGCGCGCCGGCGTCGGACTTCGACGTCGAGAGCCGGACGCGAAAGGCCGTCGGGCGGTAGGTATTCGGCCCCGGCCCGTGGTCCCAGGTGCCCCCGGCATAGCCGTCGACGCGCGCGGGAATCGCCTTGACGGCCGGATAACACCGCGTCGCCATCGCCTACGGCCCACTCTCCGGGAAGAGCTGCTCGCGCAGCGCGTCGACGGTGACGCACCGCCACTCCCATTCCCGCCCGCCGGCCAGACTCTGATCCTCGTAGTCCTCGGGAAACTCGACGAACCACTGCACGCACACGTCCTCGGTCGTCGTCTCCTCGGGAATCTCCATCGACACCGGAGGATCCGACGGCTCCGGGACGGGCGCCGGCGGCGGCAGCGCGAGCTCCAGATTCGGATCGGGCGGGAGCGGCGCGTCCACCGGGGCACACCCGATGCCCCCCGCCAGGACGACGGTCAGGATGAGCGGCCTCATTGCGGCGTCCCGTGGCACCAGAACAGCGTCACCAGGCGATCGACGCGCTGTTGGGGGGCGGCGGCGCCTGGATTACCCGGTTCGAAGTGCCATTCCACCCGCCAGCCATCTTGGCGGAGCTGCCCGATGCGGGCCGCATTCGCGGCGAGGTCGTTCGACATGTACCCGCCGATCGCATGCCCGACCGGGTGCGTGACCACCGTCCCCTCGGGCGTGACATAGCGACAGGCCAAGGGCACGGGCGGATCTTGGGGCCGCCGCACCACGATCGGCGTCGACTGTGTGACAGGCACCCCGTCGACGACGAGCTGGACGCGCAGCTCGGTCACCGTCGACCACGCCGCGCGAATCGCGTCGGGCACATCCGCGCGACAACTCAGGCCGCCCGGGATCGGCGTGCAGACGACCCCGGTCAACGTCGCGACGACCGGGGCGCCAGACTCGGTGATCGCTTCGACCTGCGTGACGGTGTTGACTTGTTCGTGGAGGACCTGCCACTGCAGCCAGGCGTACGCGGGATCGAGGGGCTCGGCCAGCACCTGCGCCATATTGCGGAGGCCGTAGGCGATGTCGGGCCAGAGGACAGACGTGCGGCTCTGCGCCGCCGCCGTCGCCGTCGACGTCATCATCATGAGTAGTACTGCCGCGGTGCGCATAACTCCGCTCCCCTGGTCGGCGGAGACGGCCCCTGTCCAAGGGCCGCCCCGCCAGCAACGCTCGTGTGCACGCTTCGAGGCGTGGTGTGGACGCCCGGATTAGATCACATCGAGCGCGGCGTCCGCGCTGGCCGGCCCGTCGCCTGCCGCCTGGTCGTCGTCGACCAGGTCGGCGGCGTTCGGCTGCAAGCGGGGCGACTTCCCGGCGGCGATGGCCGCGTGTGCGGTGCGGGCGGCCTCCGCCGGCGACGTGGTGTGCGTCGGCGTCGCGTCGCTGACCCGCTCCATGCAGCTCGCCTTGAAATCAGCCGGCGAGCGGAGCAGGAAGACGTCGCCTGGGCGCTTCCGCTGGAGGTCGTACTGCAGGAGCTTGGTCGCCCGGACCTTGACGCGCGCGTGACCCGCGGGCGCCGCCGAGCGAGAGGGTTGTTTCTTTGCCATGTGAGCATCTCCTTGTGTGTGTGACGGGGTGAAGAGCGCCTGCGTGAAGGCGGCGCCGTAGCGGGCCGTGAGGCCCTGGAGCGCCCGCTTGTCGCCGTGCACGTGGCCACGACTGACCGTGAGTCCGGGCGCATACGCGTAGCCGCCGTGCCACGAGCAGCCCTCGAGGCGCACGGCACGCGCACGCGCCTCGAGGCAGCCCGCCGCGGCAAACAGGCCGGCGGAGAGCGCGTGTTTCGTGAGATCGGGTGTGCGCGCCCCGGAGCGGGTCTCGATCGCGTGGCGCGTGGCCTGGTTGACGCCTAGCCAGCGGCCGATCGTCATGCCCTGGTCCAGGAGTCTCGCGAGGGTGTGCTCGACGGCGCCGTCGCCCTTCGACAAGAACACCACCAGGTCGACCGTGCGCCCCGTGCCTTGCGCGAGCATCAGTCGATGGAGACGGCCTTTGGCCCCCGCGATCGTGGCGTCGGTGCGCGTGCGCGCGTTCAGGACCCAGATGTCGCACCGGGCCGCGCTCGCGATGCCGCCGGCGACGGCGACGACGAGCTCGTCCTCGGCCACGACGAGCGGCGCGGCGAGCGGCGCCGAGCCCAGGACTACGCACCGCCGCTGGGCGACCGGGAACGGATTCACCACGCCTCCGGCGGGATGCGATGCCGGATTGGGCGGCCCCGGCGGCGCTCCCGATCGTTGACTTCTTCGAGCGACACCATGTCGGCCAGGCGCTCGCGCTCGAGCCGTTCGTGTTTCACGCGCTCGACTTCGTCGTAGTTGAACTTCTGATACGCGTAAATCTGCGACGGCGTGTGGAAGATCGACGGGCCTTCCAGCTCGACGACGACCCCGCGGCCGCGCGCAAACGCGATCCAGTACAGGATGGAGCGATGCGCGATCTGGAACTCCGCCGTCGTGCGACAGCCGACGCCGTTCAGGATGATGCGTTCGAACCCCTCGAGGAGCGCGTGCGCGATCATCATGCCGGTCTGTTCGACGAACCAGCGATTCGGCTCGCCGTTGATGGGAAAGGCCTGTTGAATCTCTCGAATCGGGAACCGCACCGCACCGGGCACTTGCTGAAACAAGCGGAGGGCCGTCTCTTGGTCCTTGAGCGGGTGTGCTTCGGGTGCCTGGAGATAAATCGGGCGCGTGCCGTCCTGCGCCAGCATCCAGCGCCAGGCGTCGGGCCGGCGCTCGGGAATCCCCGGAAACCGGAGCGAGGACGTGAGGGGATGGACGTCGGTCCAGCGGGTCCAGTCCAGCAGCCGGCTACCCCAGAATCGACAGTTCGCCCGCGTCACGCCCCAGAGCTCACACTCCGGGCGACCCGCGCGCGGCGAGCGCTCGGTGACCTTCTTCCCGTGAATAATGACCGTCCGCATCCGGGCCCCAGGCACGAGGGGGCGGAGGTCCACATACGGGACCCTCCGCCCGCTCGTGGGCTAGTTCGTGTAGCCCTTCGCGTACGCGACGAACGACGGCACGTGCTGGCTCGGCACGAGGTAGCACGACGCGCTCACCGTGTCGCCGGTCCCCGAGACGATTTGCCCGCCCAGATACCGCTTCGTCGGCTTCTGGGACGGCAGGGGCACTTCGAAGAGCGCACCCGCCACGAGCTCCGCGGCGGGTACCCGTCGCGAGATGATCTCCGTCTTCGTGCTGAGATCCGCCGCCGTGTCTTCGACCGCTTTGAGGTCGAAGGTGTCGGTCGCCGAGGCGCTATCGCCGGCGGCGGCCGTGGTGATGACGAAGACGAGCGACAGGCGCTCGCCGGACCCGATGCGGTTTTTGACCGTCGGGTTGCCGCAGTCGTACTTGTCGGTCGAGACTTCGTCGGCTTCGGTGAAGTCTTGCGCGTTCGACAGCCGCGCGAGGATGTCAAGAATCATGGTCCTATCTCCACAAATGAGCACTCCAGTGAGCGCCCCGGACCCGCGCCGGGCCCGGGGCAGAACGGCCTGCCACGGCCCGGCTACGCGACGACATCCTCCGTGTTGAGCAACGCGTCGGTGCGACGCACCGGCGTGTCGCCGAACATCATCACTTGCTTGCCGGCGATGTTTTCGAAGGTGATCCCGCCGCCGGTGCTGACCTGCGCGCGCGTCTGATGCCGCAGGTAGCGACGGATCGTGCGGTTGACGTAGAAGGCGCGCCGCCCGAGCTCGTTCGGGATGCGTTCCTCGGCGTCGGCCATCAGCTCGAGGAGGTCGGCGGCATCCGACACGCTCCCGAGATCGGAGACGTCGATGTTGGCGATCCGCACGCCATAGCGCCAATCCTTGAGCGCCAGGCCGACCTGCCAGGACCAGTGATCGCGGTAGGCGCGCATGAGCGCGCCGGTCACACCGCCCGCGTTCTCGACGGTTTCGATGCCGAGGTCCTCGTGTTCGAGCCCCGCTTTCGACCCCTTCGGGTAGATTCCGCAGATCGTCTCTTCGTCCCACGCGATCAGGTAGATCGACGTGTTGTCGGTCGAGCCCGTGCCGCCGCCCAGAATGACGTTGTCACCATTCCCGGCCGTGGTGCTCGAGTAGCGGGCCGCCAGGCCGATGAACTCTTCCGGCGCCGCCGCCGACCCGTAGATCAGCGTGGACGCCATCTCCTGATTCATCGCCTCGAGGAACGCCCGCGCCTCGCTCAGCCGCACGCCGCCCGGGTTCCCCCCGAGATCGGCCAGCTTGACGTCCACCTGCGAGTACGCGTCGAGCATCCCGACCTGTTCGTCGATCTGCGCGGTGCGCGACTTGCTCGGCTGGACGCCCTGATTGAGCAGGCGCCAGAACACATCGGGCAGGCCGGTGCGCACGCTCGTCCGATGGCCGGTAATGAGGTTCCCTTCCATGAAGGGCATGTCCTCGAGGATCTGGTTCGTCTGCGCGAGCATCTCGATAATCCGCGCGATCTGGTCGTTGGGATCGAGACGTTTCGCGAGGTCGGCCAGGGTGAGCGCGGTCGTCGACAGCGTCGCGGCGCCCAGCACACCCGGGGCGCCCGGCGCGAGATAGGCCGCCAGGCCGGTCGCCTGAAGGACGACGGCCAGTAGGGCGGTGAGTAGCAGTGTGATTCGCATGTTCGTGCTCTCTCTCAACAGGAAAAGTCGGCGTTACGTGGGCCGCGGCGCCGACGACGGAAACATCACATCCTCGGTCGGGCGTCGATCGCTCGCCGGGGGGGTGCTGCGTCCGAGGTTCGGGCGGTCCTCAGCCATCGCGTTACCGATGCGGGACAGCAACAACACCAGCGGGGCGTAGTCGCCGTACCCGGTTTTGGTCATGACCGCGCGGAGCTGCGCGCCTTCCGGCGACGAGGCCGGGAGGAAGCGATCCAGCGCGCGCACGGCGCGCTCGGTCGCTCTCGTGAGGTGTGCTCCGCCGATTTCGGGGTGTTGCTCGAGCTCGGTGCGAAAGGCCTGCTTTTGGGCCGTGAGGCTCTCGTTCAGGTCTGACAGCGCGGCCTGGGCCTGTTCGTTCGACCACCCCTTCGCCTTCGCCATCTCGACGACGGTGTCCAGGTCAGAGGCATCGACGGCGCCATGGGCCGGTAGCGTGAGCTCGTACGTCTCCGGCGGCGCCGGCGGCGCGGGAGGCATGGCCGGTGGGGTCGGAGACGCGGGTGGATCGCCGGCCGGTGGTACCGCCGGCTCGGCCGCCGGCGGGGTCGCCGGAGGCGTTGCGGGCGGGGCGGCAGGCGCCGGCGGTGCTGACGGGCCGCCGGGTGGCGTGGCGTCCGGAGCGGGTGCGCTCGGAGGCGTCGCCGGGGGTGTCGGTGTCTCAGGCATCAGGATCTCTCCACAACAAGGGGGTTAGGGCGCCGCATCCGCCCCGGCGCGTTCCTTCCGCCGGCGGCGCTGTGTCTCGTCGGCGCGCTTCAGCGCCTCGGCCTGCATCTGCAGGAAGAGTGACGTGTGCGCCTGGCAGAACGCCCACCACTTCAGCATCCGGTTGCGCACGCCGAGCTTCTGCACTTCGACGGTGTCGATGTGCTCGAAGAGGAAGCCGTCGCCGAAAATCTCATCCCACACGAACTGACGGCCTTCAGCGGTGGAGAGCTGCACGCGCCAGCGCGCCTTTTGCGCGCGGGCGTCATCACGCGCCGCGCGTCGGCCGACCGCGATTTGCTCCGGATCGGCGGCGTTGGTCTGGATCGGTTCGGGCCCGTTCATTGACACACCCGGGTTCGGTGCCGGCGCGCAATGGCGCGTTCCATCTCGGCGCGGATCGCCAGTTCACCACGTGACCGCCACGCGTGCTCACGGTCATAGGCGGCCAGCCAGGCCGCCGGCGGCGGCGCGGCCGTGGCGCGCACGTAGTCCTCGAGCTGCGCGGCGGACGCGTGGCCGAGGACGCCGACGCCCGTCACGCGCCGGCCCCTGCCTGGCTCATCACGTCATCCAACGCGGTCGACTGCCCGCCCCGCGTCGGGGTGCGGCCGAGCGCCTGTGCCCCCTGGCTGAGCGTCTGCAGCTGATCGGCCTGGGCCGCGGCCGCCTCGGCTTCTTGCCGACCCTGGAGGCGCGCGAGCGCCTCTTCGTCGGTTCGCACGATGTTCGGGTCGATGCCCAGCTTGTCGCCGTACACATCGACGATCTGTTGGGCGTTGACCTTGTCGAGCGCCTCCGGGAAGGTCGGCGCCATGCCGACGACGGTGCTCACGAAGCGATCGAGCCCGGCCACGCCGGCGAGTTTCTGGGCCTGGCTCATGATGGACAGGTATTCAACCTTGAGCTCGAGCCCCTCCAGCTCCGGCGGCGGATCAGGAATCGCGCCCGCCGCCTCCAGGATGTCGAAGCCCCGGTCGATGAGCGGGTCGAGCAGCTCGTCGTTGAACCGTTCGGTGACGGGCCCGAGCACGACGAGCTTCTCCTGTTGGCGGACCCGCACTTCCTCGGCGGTGTACGGCTGTGTCGTGTCGCTCTGCGCGAGCATCAGAAACAGGTCGACGAAGAACAGGCGATCGATCCGCTCGCGCGTTTCGGCCATGTCCTGCACGAGCTCGCGAATGCCCTCGAGGCGCACTTCGTGGATCGGGCGGAGGCCGGTGTTCCGGTCCAGGGTGTCGCTGTAGGTGAGGTCCCCAGGGTTGAGCGAGACCTTTTGGTTCCGCAGGTTCGGGGGGCCGACCAAGGGCGGGTCGATCACTTTGTCGATCGCCTTCGCCTTCTTCTTCTGCATGAACTGGAGCTGCTTGACGTCGCCCAGCGCGCCAATGCCCGGGCTCCAGGTCCCGTAGGTGTCCTGACCGGTGACGCCCCATCGGGGCACGAAGACCGGGAACCGCCGGAAGCCGCTCTCACGCAGGAAGCCGTCGCGCCCCTCGAAATCGTCCTCCGTCCGGCCCTTCTCGAAGTGGCACGACTTCCACTGCATTGCGTATCGCGCCTCGAGCCGGCGCGGGTCGTACTCGTCGTTCGGCGCCACGTACCACACGACATCGACCGCCGTTTCGAGCTGCCCGTTGTCGTAGAGCGATTTGACGGTCTCGGAGAAGCGGCTCCAGTCGATCGGCCCCTGGGCCTCGATCGGCCGGCCGAACTCCTGGATCAACTGCCGGACCGTGCGCCGGTAGTGATAGACGAACGTCGTCGCCACGCCGCGCGCGTCCAGGCCGAAGGCGTAACTCCCGACCGGGTAGTTGTAGACGCGCAGCATGTCCTCGTCGTCCTCGAGCATCGACATGGCGCCCGTCGCGAAGATCCCCGTGTCGTGGTAGAGCACGGGCAAGCCGTTGTAGAGGTTCGACCGCAGGAAGACCGTATGGAGGCGCTGCGTCACGGTGTGCAGCCAGAGCTTGACCGGGCCGCGCTCCGCGAGCGCGGCGTCGCCCGTGGTGAGCCGGAACCAGGGTTTCGCCGGCGATGTCATCCCCCCATGGAGGCCCGACTCGAGGGTCTGGATCGCAAATAGCGGTTCCGAGTCGATGATGCTCCTCGACCGGCGATCGCCGCGGTTCCGGTCCGAGGTCGTGAACCGCGTCCGCACCGGCGTCATGTACTCACCCAGCTCCCGGTAGTGCTCGTCGAACGCCGCCCGCTCCAAGAGGAGGGCGGCGGCGATCGCCTCGTACTGCTGCCGGCGCGTCTGACCGCTGAGCGTGCCTGGCACATCCGCCATTAGTAGCCACTCCCCTGCGGATCGAGAGGGGTGCCAGGCGCCAGGAGCGCGAGGTTGGCGCGGGTGCCATGGAACGGTCGCGCCGCCGCCGTCGGCGCCGGCGGCCGCGGGCGGAGGCGACGCCCGCGGCCAGGCCGCGCTGGCCGCGCGCGGGGCGTCTGACCCGTCCCCACGGCTCGAGCCCGCGCCAACAGGGGAGCCAGAAAGCCACGCGTCAGGGGCGACGCGCTCGTGTCTGCCGCGGGCCGGCGTCGGCCGACCGGCGGCATGAGCGCGGCCCCACCCACGAGCGCGCCGCCCCCAAAGGCCACTACGCGGCCCTCCGCTTTTCCCAGGTCGTCTCGAGCTCCCGGTAGCCGTAGCGCGCGTACAGGCGGCCGAGGCGTGTCCCGGCCGGCGCGATCATCTGCACGGCCCGCACGCCGTGATCGGCCGCCCAGGCTTCGAAGTGCGTCAGGAGCCGCAGGGCGGCCAGGCCGCCGCGCGCTTCCGGCTCGACCCACCAGGCGACCTCACTGGCGGTCGGCTCACCGGTGATCGGATGCGCGAACGCGTGGCCCGCCAGCATCCCGTGATCGCTCCGGACGACGTACGCGTGGCTGACCATGTGGGCGACGAAGGCCTCAAGCGCGTCGGCCGACGTCGGCCGCGTGGCGGCATACGGCCCTTCGGCGAGAAACCGCGCGCCCATCGCCACGAGCGCCGGCACGTCGTCGGCCGTGGCGCGACGAATCATCGACCGGCCTCCCGCTCGGCGCGCGCCGCGACGGCCATCTCGCGCAGGGTTTTGTCGCGCGGCTTGAAGAGGCGCGCGCCAAAGAGGAGCCAGCCGATCCGGCCAAAGAAGCCGAGGCGCAGGAACGTCGAGAGCGCCGTCGTCAGCATCTGGAGCGCGTCCTGGTGCTGCTGCACGCCGCGCCGGACCTGCCGCTGCGACAGCGGCGCCCCGCTCGGCGAGACCAGGCCGCTCATCGGTTGCGCACCTGTGCGCCCTTCGAGGGCTTGATCGACGCAAACTTGACCGGGTCGCCGGTGTCCGTCGCGGTCTCGAGTGCCGCGGTCACGAGCTCGGCCTTGACACCCTTGGCGACCAGCTCGGCGACGAGTTTGGTTTGATCGAGCGACCGATGCCCCTTGCGCTCGTTGTGGGTCACGTCGTATCCGTTACACGTGACCGCATCGCCCGTCGCGAGGCCAGCCTTGACCAGGAGCGCGTCGATCGCGGCGCGGCAGGCCTTCTCCGCGTCGATGTCGGCCTTCGTCACTTGGGCGACGACCTTCTCGAGCCGCCGCTGCCGCCGCACGAGCGGCGGTAGGCCCTCAAGCGCGGCGTAGGCCTGATACGTCCCGGTGTCGCTCATAGGTCCCTCGTGTACGGGTCGTAGTCGGTGATCGCGTGTCCGGCGGCGCCGCGGCCCAGATGCGCGAGCAGCTGCCCCGGCAGGTCCGGCAGCATGTAGGTCAGGGCTAAGCCGTCGCCCAGGTCTGGCGACCGACCGAGCCGCTTCTTGACCTGGTCTTTCCCCTCGAGCACGAACTGTCCGTCGTGAAACGTATAGGTGGGCGCGGTCAGCTCGGCGACGAGCTCGGGCACGTGCGGCAGCGCGGCCCCGGCTTTGATGGCCCTGGCCATCTCGATCCAGCCCTCCGCGCGGCGGTTCCGGTACCGCGGATCGACGGCGGCGCCGGCGAAGTTCACGGCGTGTGGCGTCTGCCCCGCCGTCACCAGGTTGTCGACGACGCCGTTCCCCCAGGCGAACGAATTGTCGATGAGCTCGAGCTCGCTCCCCCACCGTTGCTTCGCCATCATCACGCGGGCGACGATCTGGTTCGTGTTCGCGCCGCGCATGATGACCGGCTTGAAGGCCTGCAGGCCTTGGCGTGGGAAGAGCACCGTGCGGTCGTCGCCGAAGCGCGCGACGTCGACGCCGATTCGCTTCTGCATGTGGCTATAGAGCGTGTGGTCGAGCGTGCGCGCCATCGCGGCGTGCACGTCCTCGATGCCGAGGAGCGCGTTGATGGACGCCGGCGGGAACTTGCCGAGGATGTAGGCCATCACCCACGGGTTGTCGCGCCCGTAGGTGGCGATTTGCGCGCGGGCCCAGTCCGCCGGCGACTGCTGGCCGGGCCCGGTGTTGGCGACCACGCGCGGGGCGTGCACCCAGGCCTTCGGATCGTCCGGGTCGCCGGTCACTCGAATCACATGCCAGAGATGCCGCAGCTTCGTCGCCGCCTCGTGCAGCATGCCGTCCAGGGCCGTCGGGTTACCGCCTTGCAAGATCTTGCCGAAGCTGGTGTTGCCGAGCGCCTGCTCGGCCGCCCGAAGCACCGTGGACGGGATACCGCCGCTCTCGTCGACCAACACGCACACGTTCCGGGAGTGCAGCCCCGAGAACGTGGCCCCCTGCACGTTCGCGTTGCCGGTCTTCGGCCACTTCCGCGGCGAGAAGAACCAGGTTTCCGGATGGTCGACGGCGAAGATGCGTTGCGCGGTCCAGCGGAAGGCGCGCTGCAGGTATGGCGATCGCCCGTGCCACTTGGCGAACTCCGCCCAGAGGTTGTCGCGGAGGTTCTCACCGGTCACCGACGTGCACAGCCCCTTGGGGTGCTCGCCGGGGGTGCACTGCGTCCCGAGGAAATACCAGCCGCAGATCGCCTCGACCGCCGTCTTCCCGGGTCCGGCGCACGCCTGGAGGCTGATGCGCTGGATCTGGGGATTCGCGAATGCGATAAGGGTTTCCTCTTGCCAGGGATCGGGAGAAAAGCCGAACTGCTCTTCGGCGAACCGACACGCGCCGTACGGGAGCTCCCGATACCGGGCGAGTTTCGCGGCCGCCAGGTGCGCGTCACCCACGACGCACACCAGGACGAGGGTGAGCAGGAGGCGTCTCACGGGTCACCGCCCTCTCCGTCCGGCGGCACCGTGCCGGCGACAATTTGCTCGAGCGTCACGCGCCCGGCGTGCGCCACATCGACCGGCGTGGTCGTCTTCCCGGCGGCGCGATCGAGGATGTGCATCAGCAACTTGGTATCGATCTCGAGCGCGACGATCTGCGCGACGAGCCGCTTCCGGAAGGCCCGGCTCTTGAACGCCTGGCGCAACACGCCCTCGAAGAAGGCTTTGACTTCGACGGTCGTCTTGTTCGGGGTCCCAGCCGCGCGGCCGCCCGTCTTCCGGCGCGTCGCCACAGCCAACACGCTACGGCGCGGGCCGGCGGCGACGTGGTTACTAATGGCGGGGGTGGACTAGACTAGAAAGTATGGGTTGGGAACGAACTCGGCCACGCGGCTGAGGACGCCGCGCGCCCGCTGATGGATGATGAATCCGAGGGTCGACGTGGAGTGCCCCTCCGTCATCCACTCAACGATCATGAGTCCTATCTTCGAGCGCTTCGACCACGACGTACGAACGGCGTAGTCCACGCGCTGTCCCACGCGTGGGGCCCGATCAGGCACCCACAGCGTACCGACCTCGATCACGACACAGGACGCCGGCGACGCCAACATCACCGGGAGCCTGATGCCCGCGGACGCACTCACGCTCGACCCCGACCTGCCGGCGGCTCCCCCATCCGCGCCTCCCCGCCCCCGAGCTGGCAGAGCCCGACCGGGCACCGGACGGCCTGTGCGCGCGCGAGCTGCCCCAAGGCCCATTGCAGATTCGCCACGACAAACGGTGCGGCGGCCTTCCCTGCCTCGCTGCCGTCGGGCCCACCCTCGACCCCGCGCCAGTGCACCAGGCGCGCGCGAATCTCACGGACCGCCTGGTCGAGCTCGGTGGCCCTCGTCACGTGTCCGTGATCCGTGCCCTGAACCCGATCGGGTGATACCAGTAGGAGCCGTCGTCCGCGGTGTCGTAGATCCGCACGCGCGGCTCCTCGTCGTCGACGACCGGCACCACCACCGGCGCCGGCTCGTCGTCACCGTCCGTCAGCACGCATGGTCTCGGCCGGCGTCGCTCGCTCCGCGTCATCATCACAGCGTCACCTGGTCCTCATCCACGCGCGCCGGCGGCGGCGGTGGTGTGCATCTCCGCCGGCAGTTGGCACACCACATCTCGACGCCGAGGAGTAACAGCGCCCGTCCTCGCTCGCGCGGCGCCGGCCTGGCGCGATCGAGCGCCACCAGCGCCCCCACATCTAAGCAGGCGAGCTCGTCGTGATAGCAATGCGGACACAGGGGCCACCCGTCGAGCCGAAACCGCCAACACGACATCACCGCCCGTGGTGTGCCTCGACAAACCCGCGAATCTTCCGGAGCGTCGCGAGCGTGACGCCTTCGTGCTTCAGCGCAAGGCCGTATTCTCGATCAAGCTCGAACCCGTGGACACCGGGTACGTCGAGGTCGCGTCAAGCACCCATCGCGCAACCTTGAACGTGATCTTGCCGTGACCGTTCTGCTGACAGTCGAGATAGGCATAGACGAGCGTCTGGCCCTCGCGCACGCCATCCGGCACCGGTAGAGAGCCGAGCAGCTTCTCCGGCTGACAACAGCACCGGACCTCCAGGCGGCCGTGATGCGAGGCCGCTCGCCGAACCGACACGACATCACCGCCCGTGGTCATCCGCCCGCTCCACCCCCACATCCGCCAATGTGCGCCCGGTTCTCGCCAGCTCGCGGGCAAATTGCTCGACGTCGAGCGACTCGACCGTCGGCCAGTCCTGCCCGCAGTCCGCACACTGCCGCCGCCGGCGATACTTCCCATCGTGGTGCGCCCGTTGCCAGGACCGATAGACCGCGGACGTGGACCCCCCACACCAGGGACACTCCGGCTTGAGCACGTCCGACGCGCGGCGCCGCATCTGTCGACGCTCTGCCTGCCCCGCAGGCGGCCCCGCGTCCTGGCCGCGGCGACGCTCCCGGCGGCGCTCGTCCGCGCGTCCTGAGGCGCCTGCGCCAGCCGAAAGGGGGTCGCTCACCGCGGTCTACTTCGCTCTACTTTAGACACGCGTGCTGGGGCCAGGCCGGCCGCCGCGTGGCCAAGGACCAGCGCGTCCACCCCGGCCGCCAACCGCGCCCATTTGCGCTTGTCATACGGCGCGCCGTCCTTCGCCTCACCCCAGAGATGGTGGAGGAACGCCCGCACGTCGTCGGGGGCGATCGGTGTATCCCGTGCGAAATCAAACAGTTGCGGCAGGTGGCGGGCCCTCGCCTAGATTATCGACAGATCGGCCCCTGAATCGAGGAGTTTCCGCACCCCGGCGGGACGTATCCCGACGGCCCGGGGTGCGAAAACGGTGGCGGCTAGACCTCGCCGTTCGGATCGGGTGGCGTGTCAGGTGGCGGATCTGGTGGAGGGTTACCACCGTCCTCCGCTGGCTCGCCGTTCGGATCGGGTGGCGTGTCAGGTGGCGGATCTGGTGGAGGGTTACCACCGTCCTCCGCTGGCGGATCCGCCGGCGGCGCGGCTGTCGGCACCTGATTCGCTTCGATCGCGGCCGCCCAGAGCTGCTGCTCCGCGTCCAGACTGTCCGCCAGGGCGTTGAGGGTGGCCGCATCACCCTGCGCGTCGCGAATCTGTTGCGCCAGGCCCCCCAACAGCGTGCGCGCGGACGCGTTGACGTTTTTCGTGTCTTCGACTTCCTGTTGCAATCGCTCGATCGCCTCTCTCATGTCAAACCCCTCCCCGTGAAGATGGATGTGCACGTGAATCGTCGGCATCACGGCCGCCCTACGACCCACCGAGCTCCGCGCACGCATAGTCGAACGCCCGATTCAAATGCGCCATCGCCGCGCCGTCGTCATGCGTCACGTCGGGATGCCGCTGTTTCGCGAGATCACGGAACGCCTGCTTGACCTCGTCGACGGTGACGTGCCCCACCTGGAGCCCGAACACGGTGCGCCAGTCGGCCGCGGTGTCGGCTGGCAGCGCCGTGTAGCCCGACAGCGCCTGCTCGATCGTACCCACGCCGTATCGCGCCTGCCGTCGAATCGCGTCGATGTGCCACGCGATCGCGGTGATGTTGTCGGCGACCCGCGTCCATTTGTCCACCGCGAGCACCGTAGCGCGTCCCTTGAACACGAAATACACGGCGGCGCCCGGGTCGCTCGGCTCCTGTTCACTGCGCGGGCGCCCGTCCAGCCGAAGACTGAGGTTGGTCGACAACACCGGGTGCGTCGCCCCGAGGAGATCGAG